GTCAATAATATAGCTTTGAATATAGTGTTTACACACTTCCATATCTAATGGATAACCTTCATAATTTCTACGAATTAACCATATTTGACAAAGTGTTCTATACACTTGTGCATGTTGGAGTCGTGTAATACTACCATCTATTTCTTGATGAGTTGTAGGAATTATAAATCTAAAAACTTTATTACCGCTTCTTCGTTTGTTGGGATTTAATCCATTGATATCGTCAATACACTGATCTTTAGGCTTTAGTTTATCACGTCTAGCCATTACAACAAAATCCTGAATAACGTTGTCAAAGTCTATATGCACTGACAATCTATTATTTTTAACACCGGCATTTTCATTGATCCAGTCGCTGCCAAAATAGCTAATGTCACTACGGCCTTCTATCATTTCTTTAAGTTCGTAGCAGATACATTCAATGCTCGATGGAGTAAACCATAAGTCAGTTCTTATTCTCATAATAAACTGTTCAGTGGTTCTTTCAACTCCTCTTAAGAAGTCCCATACTTGAACAGCACCCCCGTAACCTCGACGATAAACATTATCTGGATCTTCGACGTGCGGTGGAGGATCATACGGACATAAGCCTCGATCTGGATCATCTTTAGTAAATCTGTATACTGTAATTGGAATAATTTCTTTTAATCGATCAAATAATTTTTGATGATTACTGTTAGCTATATCTTGATTGTATCTCACATCACCGGTATAGAATACAGCTAAATTCATAGATAATCTCCTAAATTGTCAGTGTCTCTTTTTAAATTAATAGCAATAGCTCTAGGGAATGGATTAGCTTCATTGTAGTCATTGATTAAAATACGTTTTGCATTAGGTAATCCTGTAAGCAATTGAAAATCTTTGAATCCTAAACTTTCTAACATTTTATATATGCTATCATGATATAACGATGGCCTTGCTGTAGTAAAAATTATTAAACAGCCTGTTGATGCCATATGGTGTAATCGAGCTACATTTTTTTCTAACGGCGTAGGCAGTTGATCGTATGCGTGTCGAGGTTGTGCTTTAATCAATGTGCCGTCTATGTCACAAAATATAACAGCCTTATCATTGTGTTCAAACCACTCTTCGGCAGTGCCCACATCAATATAATTAGACACTAAACTTTCTTTAAAAACATGTGAGTCGTTTAAACATTCTTCAATAATATGACTGACAAATATTTCTTTCATGTGGTTGTTTGACAATGCTTCGAAAGTTTTTGTAAACATGCTAGCAGATTCAAATTTATACCCGCCTACACAAAATTTATCAGATACTACTTGTTTTTCAATAATAGTATTAATCAATCCTTGATCGTTTGCAATGATAAAACTTTTTGAACCTAATCTTTTTAATATATCGTGATTTTTAATACTAGACACACATACATAATTTCCTTCTTGATATGTATGATCAAAAAAGCTATCACAATCTTTAATTAATATTTCTTCATCATGCAGATTAATTTTTTTAATAATTTGATAAACTGTATCAGCTGGTCCTGTAGTTCTGTTTTCTAAAACTACCACAGTGATATTATCTCCATATTCTTGTTCTACATATTTGATAATTTGATGTTTATCCTCGTGTTCTCTAAGGATACCAATAGTAATATGATGTTTACCTATAAATGGTTCTAATGATCGCTCGAACATCATTTTACCTGTGTAATCAGTTAGTGTATATTTCGGCCGCATGTTTGGGAATCTAGTTGATAGACCCGCCGCTGGCATAATTATTTCCATAATATTTTCATCCAATCTTTGAGGAACTGTCTTTCATAAGTGTCAGGTTTGCTGTATCTATAAACCCTTAGTAACATCAATATCAATAAGTAATCGTTGTTTGCTAATGGATATTTGTTTAATATTTCAGTTTGAATATGTCTTATTTTAACATCAATCATGGCATTATCATACCTAGTAAACCATCCACATTCTAAATCTTGTCTTAATTTTGCAATATCGAAAACATAAGAATCATACTCAGTAGTTTGGCAATCAATCAATAAAAAATTACGTGTATCATTGTAAAGTATATTTTCTAAAGTTAAATCGCCGTGATAATTTGTTGACGGCAAAATTTTAGGTAATCGATCTAATAACTCTTGAGCTGTGAACGGAATGTCTGTAAAATCGATCTGACTTAATTTGTGAATATATACTTGTGTGTAATCTTTTTCTATAGGGCTCTCTGAAAACATTTCCAAACACTGTATTATAAATTGTAAAAGTTTTTCATAGTGATTTGTTTTTAGATAAGTTTTTACATCTAAACTATGCACATATTCTATATCAAGTTTGTTTTTAGAATATCCATAAATTATAGGCAATGGAAATCGATCTTGAAGTGCATACATTCTCTCAACATTTCTTTCAACATCGCCAACTTTTCGAACAAACAATCGATTGTGTTTCTTCATCAATAACACTTGAGTTCCGGAAAACCCGTGAAGCTCTTTGATTACTTGTGCCGCCATATTATTTGTATGCTACTACTCTACTGTCTATTGGACTTTTTTGATGTAGGTTAGGTTGAATTAACACTGTTGAAAATCCAGCTTCGATAAACAGTCGTCTCATACTTTCAGCACTATATCCCCACTTGTGTAACATAGTAGGGTCGGGATACCTAGCACTGTCACCATAAATTCCAGATATTGTTCGCTTAGTTAAACGCTTATCATGTGTCCAAAAACAGTCCGGATTATTTACAACCTCTTGACACATCTTTAATAAGTCAGGCCATTCCATTGCAATAAACCCACCTGTTTTGCAAATTCTATAGAATTCTTTAAACATAGGAGGAATGTGTTGCCTACTAATGTGTTCAATGACATGCACGGTTAAAATCTCATCGACAGTGTTATCTGCAATGGGAAATGGTTTAGTAATATCATGAATAGTTACGTCGGGATCATGGGCCATGTAGTCACCGTCAACATTTAGATAACCCTCCATTTTGACACTGCCGCATCCTAGATGCAACCGCACAGGCCCTGGAAAATCTTTTAACTTATCTGCCAATAGCATGTAATACCTCATCTATAAATTTCTTAGACAATACATGAGCCGAATAGTTTTCTTCTACATATTTTTGTCCAGCGGTGATCATTTTTAACACTTCGTTAGGATTAGCCAATGCCCATTTAATGCCTTCAATATAATCTCCTTGCCAGGTATACGGTGCAAATTCTTGATAGCTGTGTAAAGGCGTTGTGATAACAAATTTACCAGAAATAATGCTGTCAATTAATCGATTGGCACTTTTTGTATCAGTTCTAGGATTTTCTGTCTGCACCGGCATTAACACAATGTCCCAGTCTCTCAGTAATTCGCCTTGAAGATCCCACGACCATTCACGCATATCAATTTTATCAAAGTTAATTCCAGTAACCTGCCCCTTACTTTGTCTAGTCATCATTTTATTCAATACTCTATCAGTTTTAGCACTGATCATAGTATATTTGTAATTGCCTATTTCTCGTTCTAATCGTTGCCAAATTTCAACAAATGGAAAGAATTTAAAACTGCTTTGACTGCCGAACCACAATAATTTTACTGTGCCACTTGGTGCAAACTTAGGAGGAAGTTTGGGCCTTTCAAACGGGTCTGGCATGACAATGCTGTCTTTACCAGTGTGATGTTTAGTGCTAATACCCATGTTTATACTGTTAACTGACACTAGATCAGCTGTTTGACAACAAGGCTCGTATTCTTCTTTTTCTTCAAATTTATTATCACAAAGATCGTAGATAGTTTTTGCTCCTAGGTCTTTAGCACGTTGAATACTGTGGGGTTGACTGCGTTTAAGAAATACTACAATGGTGTTGCTGTCCACGTCTGCCCAGTCTGTGAGGATCTTACTGTCATATCCTTGTTCAGCTAATGCACGAGCAGTAACTTCACCTCTAAGGCGATGACTGGCACGTTTGCCTTTATATGCATCGCTGAAAAATCTAATTTTTAATCCGTCCATTTTAATATCCAATCCTTTTTAACCTGTCCTACAACCTTATATCCCCAACGTTCTAACATTCTTACTGAAGGAAGTTCGACCATGGCATCTTTATATTCGTGCTTTTGTTGTTCAATAGCAAGTATAGGTTTATTTCGTAAAATAGTCTGCTCGGCACCTGCAAGTATTTCTTCTTCAAACCCTTCAACATCAATTTTAATCATATCAATGTTATCAAAGTTAAAACTATCAAGTGTTTTTAGCGGAATACTTCCCTTACCAATAGAACTAGTATCAATATGGCTATGGCCAGTGTTACCTTCAACAATATTCATGTTGATAAAACTTTCTTCACGACCTAGCGCACAAGGATGCATGATATAGTTGGATTTTTTAACATTCCGCTCAAAACATTTACGAAATTCTTCCACAGGTTCAAAGGCAATTACCTGATCAAAATGTTCTACAAGTTCGCAACTCCACAGTCCAACATTAGCACCAATGTCTATACAAATTCTTCGAGGAGTTGACTCTGCTATTGCTAGTTCTCTAGCCCTCCACTGGTATCTTACTACACCATCATTCTTTAAACTCTTATCTAGCATTCTTGGAAAATGCGTATCGTAGTCTGGAAACCAGAATCCGTGAACTTGCTTCATTTAATCTTACTCCAATATTGTTCTGTGCGATTTACTCTTAAATCTTGACGCTTACTTTGACCATAAGTTTTTCTATCGCCTTTGAGATGGTCAAGGTATGCGCCCCACTCTGAATTGATTAAAGGATGACCTTCTCCTGTGATCAAATGACCACTCCAATCAAGTTCTCGTAGTTTGTGATTTTTACGAACTGCATCGAACACACAACTATC